CCATCTCTTCGCGGCTGGTGCGCTTGTTACCCGACAAGTTCATGTTGGCGAGGGCACGACCGATGGCTGAGGTTTCGCAGTTCTCCAGGGCGCTGGTCTTGTTCGCCATGCCACCAGTGCCATCAACCTCAAACGCCCAACCAGTGGCCTTAGGGCACTCGTTTATCTGGTCCTCGGCGGTCAAGTAGACGCGAGCCTCAACAACCCAAGTCGAAGCGCGACGATCGTCAACGGTCGAGTGGTTCTTGGTGACGATGCGAAGGTCTGGGTGTGCCGCGTGAGCACGCTTCAGACGCTCCTCAACGGTTTCGTAATCTGCAAGATTGAACTGAGCCATGGTTAAGCCTTCTTTGTTACTAGGAACGGGGTGCCGCCTGAGCGGGATTGACGGGTGACAGCCCAACGACCATCAATGAGGCCACGCTTAGCGTCACCCATGGCGTCCAACACTCTGGACTTCAACTCATTCAACTGCGCCTGCTTGCCCTCATACTCCACAACAGCGTTGAAGTAGTAGACACCCAAGTCACCTAGTTCGCATTCGCCCTCAGGGTCAATGTCTGGGTGGAGTTCCCGAACCGTGTCCAGGGTCGCCACCGAACCATCAAACTCGGGGTGCGTGTCAGTGCGTACAAGCTCTAAAAACTTCTCGGCTTCAGCAACATAAACAGACTGACCGAAAACATCAGGTTCAAGAGTATATTCTCGATACTTTGAGCCTGAAAACAACACAACCACATGAATCGGGCCAGTGAACCCGAACACGCTCGCATACCACTGCACCTGCGTCTGATAGTAGGCAGGGACACCGTTCGCCCAATCATCCTCGTAACGAGCCGTCTTGATTTCGATAATGCCGGCTGGCTGACCATCAACGAAGTAGATTGCGTCAGGGTTAGCCAACTGCCAAGGGCGCTCGCAGTGAGCGAAAGTGCCAGGAGACGGCATGATGGCAAGGTCTGGGTGGTTCTCCTCAAACTTTTGGAGAATCACTTCTTCTAGGCGGGTGCCCCACTCCATCGACTCGGTTTGCTGAATCTCATCAGACAACCGACCCGTCTTAGTAGCCCACACCTTGAACGGGCTAGACCACGGGGAAACACCCACAATGCCAGCGACATCAGACCCGCCAATGCCGGTCTTGCGCAGCTCATGCCACTCAGGGCTTGAGGCCTCAAAGTCCCCTACAAGGACAGCCGAACCAATGTTCATTCATTCTCCGATTTGTTGTAATGCAGCGATAGTCACTACACTCAAAGTAATAGCCACCACCGACATTGAAAGACAGACTTTTGTTCAAAGATGAGACGCAACGCCAAGAACTTTTAGACCTGCTAAACCTTGCTGACGAGCGTGGCGGTGACCCTGTTTGCGGGAACTACCCAGACGCTTTTTACCCCGAGAACGGGGACTCTTTCAGCCTCATGTTGAACGCAGCCAAAGAACTTTGCAAAGGGTGCCCAATCATGGTTGAATGCGCCATGTTTGGCATCAAATGGGAAGAGCGCGGAATCTGGGGTGGACTAACCACTTACGATCGTCGCAAGATGAGTTCGACTTTCAGAGCTGCCCGAATAGACGTTTAAGAGCGTCCTTGAAGTCGGTGGAGCGAGAAGCCGCACCAGTAATCAAACTCATCTGTCGTGTAGAGGTAGCCATCCACGCCTCAAACGGGTCAAGGCTGGTTATGTCGTCAGGTGACTCACACAACACCTTCAACAACAACTCATCCAACGCATCGTCCAACTGGTGCGTCGGCAACCTGCCAATCGCCTCCAGGAGCGTCGCCAACTCCAAACGAATCTGCTCAAAGTCAGGCGACCACACCAAGTTGTCATCACGAAGAAGCGCAACCGCTTCCCTAATCTGTTTCTCCTGCATTACCTGCTCAAACTTTCTGACATCTGCTTCACGGCTTTGGCCACGGTCTGGTCAACAGCCTGGTTACTAATCTCTAGGCGACGACCAACCTCATCCAAGGTCAAGTCCTCGCGGAAACGCAACTCCAACACCATCTGGGTTTGCGGTGGGAGTTTACGGAACGCCGACTGAATGTCAGCCATGATGGCCAACGCGTCACCACTATTGAACGGCTTATCCATAGCCCTGCCGGTCGTCGGGTTCTCGCGCACATGAGTCTCAGGCCACGCCTGGAACAGGAACGGCAACGCACGAGACACAACCTCTTCGGTGTAGAAGTTGTCACGATCTACCGACTTGCCCTGACGAGCCGCCGACTCCTTCGTGCAATAGCGCAGGGCTTCACGCTTCAAGCTGATAGCCAAAGCCGCGTGCGCGTTCTCCTTAGTGCGGAACCGTTCGACCTGCTCGCCATGCTCCAACACCCACAACAACAAATGCTGACGCAAATCGTCCAGTTCAACGGACGGCCAACGACGACCCACCTGCCAAGCCATCTGTCGGGCGGTACTAAGTTCTTGCGGGGTTGGTGAAAAGCTCATGCACGCACCTTTGCTATCTTCCATTCCATTATGGTTCTTCTGTTCTTAGTTTTGTTGCAAGTTGAACAGGCAGGAATCAGATTCCCAATGCTGTGTCGGCCACCACGGATAAGAGGAACCACATGGTCAAGGGTAAGTTTTTCAGTGCTTCCGCAATAGAAGCAACTTCCGCTTAGAAGCCGAACAAGTTCTTTCTTAGTTATGGAGTAGGTGCCGTTACCAGATTTCAGACCACGCCTCTGCTGTGCTGCTTGCAGGTATATTCCTGGTTTGAGGCGATGACGCTTCGACCGCCACGCGTTGATTGATTCTCGGTTGTTCTTGTTGTAGGCGCTGGTGCGAACAATGACGGCTTCTCGGTTGTCCACGTAATACTGGCTTGTTCGCTTGTTCCAACATGTCTTGCATTCGGAGCGCAACCCAAGATAACCCTGCTTGTTCTTGTAGAACTCGGTCAAAGGCTTGTCGAGGTTGCATTTAGTGCATGGCTTGCTAGACGTCAAAAGTGCTTACCTTACTGCGGTTCCAGGCGAATGGCATTAGATGCTCAATCTTCTGTTCGGAAGTGATCGTGCCCTTGCTTATGATTGGGTCTGATACGAGACCTGCCGTCTGGGAGAACCAAGCAGATGCGTCGCACAGTGCTCCACCTTGAAGGAGCCAGGTATCGCCTATAAGTTGTTGTGTGATGTAGTGGTGGTAATGACCAGTGAAAAGAAGGTCGCTAGAGCCGATTGGGTCACGGCTTGCTGCCATCGACTTGAACCAGGAGAGAATCTTTGCTGCTGGTGTGCCGGTGGCTCTGGCTACATGGCCATGGGTCAGACCTACAACCCAACCTTGAATCTCCACGGTTAGTGAAAGGCGCTCGCGGTCAGGGAAACTAAAGGTTACGTGGTCGAACTTGCCTGAGAGTGCAAATGCTTCGGCTATTTGTTCGACTACAGCCACGTCATCGTTGTCGCCTAGCGAAGTAAATGCTTTGCCGCCTTGGCGGTTCTCACCGTGATTGCCAGGTACAACTGCAACGTGGACTGGTAAACCAAAGCCTGATATCGCGGTAAGTATCTCTGTTAGCAGACGCCGAACTAGCTTTACTTGGTCTCTACGATCTAGTGACACTGAGAACTGTTGCATGGCATACCAACCCTCGATGCCTTCAACAAGGTCACCAGTGACAGGCACAAATATTGAGGTGGCAGGAGTGCCGGCCTTCTTCAAAGCCTGCAAGTCATACTCGACCAGTGCAGGGATTTGCAGTGCGCGAGACACCATGCCCGCGATGCCGTCACCATCGGCTTGGCCAGCCTGCAAGTCCGTTATCTGAATGAAGTAGGTGCGGCCGTTAGTAGTCTCGACAACCTTCTTCGGCTTGCTCTTCTTCGCCACTGCGATGATGTCGTCAAGGTTCGGACCTGTAAAGGAATCGACCTTCTTCTTTACACGAGCCTTGAAGTAGTAAAAGCGTTTGATTTCACCGCCACCAACGTTGCCGTCCCAAGCGCGAACCTCTACCGTGTCCCCATCGACCTCGTAATCGTTCGGGTCAAACCCCTCAGGGAGAAGCTGGGCGAGGACTTCGTTCCAGTCGGCGGGAACGGCCTGCTGTTCGGACTGAACAACGACCTCTCCACCAGTTCGGGTGAGGGTGATGCCTGGCGTGAAGCCCTTCGGATGTTCGACACGGGCTTTCCTGGCTTGCGGTGACGGGCCATCAACTCCCACTCCCAACAGGACATCAAGCTCAGACACAGCAGCACTTGCTTCTACGGTGACGGTTCACAACAGTGGCACCGACAGACAGACCCGCTTTGTTCAGGCGTTCGGTCAAAGTTTCGTCGGTGAGGCCACCATCGTTGAACGAGGTGGTGAGAAGTGCGGCAAGCGCCGACTTGTATGGTTCGGCTAAGTCGGTTTGGAACTTCCCAACCTTGCACAAAGGCTGGATGGGTAAGCGTTCGGGTACGGGTTCTAACAGGATGTCTAAGCTCATGGTTTCTCCCTTTATAGGGGAGTTTCCCCTATACCATAAGCCTAGTGCTGGAACCCTAAACTATTCCTTTAGGTTCGGCGTGTCGTTAGTGTCATGTTGCTTTGGGATACGCGAAAGAAGGCCGTTCACGAACAGCTCTTGCTCCCGCAATGCTTCACGGTGCGTCTGTGTCTTGTGGAGTCGGCGAAAGATGGCGTAATCCCTGCCGTCCTGCAACGGCACCAAATCCAACAGTTCGGTGGAGTCTTGCTGCACGATCCACGCAACCACAGCAACCTCACCTGGTGTCCAAGGCC